TTGGCGAAGAAAGATTTAGACGTGAACATAAATGTGAATTTATTGCATTTGATGAAACACTAATTGATAGTATTAGACTTGCAAATATGGAAGCAAGGGACCCTTACGCAACAGCAGGTCAAGTTAGGTGGTATGCACCATTAGCAAAAGGTAAACTTTATATGATAGCATTGGATCCAAGTTTAGGCACAGGAGGAGATAATAGTGCTATACAAGTTTATCAAATGCCAGGAATGAAACAAATGGCAGAGTGGATGCACAATAGAACTACTGTACAAGGACAGATTAAAATTTTACGTGAGATTGCACAATACATTGAAAGTGAAACAAATAACGATTGTGAAATATATTATAGCATGGAAAATAATACACTTGGTGAAGCGGCTCTGGTTACAGTAGAAGAACAAGGAGAAGAAAACTTTCCTGGTACATTTTTAACTGAAACAAGACAGCATGGAAATGCTAGAAGATACAGAAGAGGCTTTACTACAACACATAAATCAAAAATATCAGCTTGTGCTAAACTAAAGCATTGGATTGAAACTGATAAGTTAGAGGTAGCAAGTAAGCCTCTATTAAGAGAATTAAAAACATTTATAGCTAGAGGAAATAGCTATTCAGCTAAAGATGGCGAAAATGATGACTTGGTAATGTCATTAGTATTAATAGTACGTATGAGTATGGAAGTATCAAAATACGAAGAAAGTGCATTTGAATACCTTAATGACGACTTTGAAGATGATGACGGTATGGAACCAATGCCATTTAGCCTACTATAATGCTTAAAATGATAAATACATTAAAGGATAACTAAACAATGGAATTATCGACAGAAATTTTTAATATACTAAAAGGCGCTAATATCAAATTAAAACTTTTTGATGCAATGGGTGCTAAAACACTAGATCCTGAATCAGCATCTAGATTTTATGCATACGAAGATGACTTTTTAGTAACAAAAAGAATTGAAAATGAAGATACTGAAATTGTAGTTCAAGCAGGTGCAGACTTTAGTTTTGATAAAAACAAAGCCATGCTTGACAGTATAAAGAAAGCAGGACATAACGCCATGGCAGAATATAACGTAAGAAAATTTGATAAAAACATAGTTCCAAAAGACTTTGTAGCTGAAGGCTATGAAAAAACTTGTTTAAATACTATTAAAGATGCAGGACTAGATGGTTTCTTTAATAATGGAACATTATACATTGAAGGTGGTAAAGCTGATGTACAATCAGCTAGAGAAGCTATACAAGCTGAACCAGATATTTACAAAGCACCACCTATTGCTAAAGATACAGACTATTATGGAATGAATGATTTTACTGAAACAGTAAATGAAGCATATAGAAAAGCAACAGGTACATTAAAATCAAGTTATGTTATGTTTCCAGAATCAACAAGATTAGTTATCAGACACAATAAAGCAGTAGATGAAGAAGTACGTGGTAGTAGATCACGTAACATCAAAGGCTTGTTTATTGAAAATTCAACAGGTGAAAGATTTAAATTCCCATACAAATATTTAAATGGTGCAAAAGCTATGGCCAACCATGTAAGTCATGGTGGTACACCATATGATGCAATTGGTGAATCAATTTTACAACTTTGTGAAGAAATAGCTCAAGTGAATACATTTGTTAAACACGTTCGTTCAAACAAATTAGTTAACGAAACTAACGAAAAAATTGTAGAAACTTGTAAGAGCAAATTAAAAGGTTTAAAACATACTATAGAAAGTTTACAAACATCAAAAGGTTACAGTAATTTTGAAGCTAAAACTCCAATCGTTGAAAATTCAGATAAACCGGTTGACATTGCGGATAAATTCATGTACAATACGTTTAAGAATGCAGATATGAATGCAGTTCTTGAAACAATAGCTCGTATAGTAAAGGAAGCAGATTCTATGGATGATATGGTTAATGACGCAATTATGAAGTTATACGGAATGATCAAAGATAAAGTTGATTTTAAACTTAATATTGATCCAGCAGATCCGGATCATCCAGATAACGAAGATCCTATTAAATACTCAGGTGGAATGGGTGCTCAAGCAAAATTAAGTAGTTTACTATCTTACCTTGCTATGAACAGTAAGAATGATGAAGCATTTAACCATTTAAGTTTAATTGGTAGCGAATTACATCGTTTACCACAACAAAAACTTAGTCTGGTAAACAAAATGGCTATATTCTTAGACAAGCATTATAAAGCACCGTCTAAAGAACAAGCACCAGCTGAAAGCATAGTAGAATCATCGGTAAAAAGTTTACGTAGAAAAGTTGCGTAAAAAGTACTTGACAGTAAGTACTATAAACTGTATACTGTACAGGCTAACAAAGGCAAACGTAATCAATAGATTACACTAAAAAGTTAACACAGAGTTAACTTACTATTATAGGCTAATAAAGGAGATACATTATGGCATCTTTAGCAGATATCCGTGCTAAATTACAGGCACAAGAAACAAAGAGCACAAGCTCTAACATGGCGTCAGATAACGCCATCTTCGCTCACTGGAACATACCAGAGGGCACATCAGCAACACTTAGATTCTTACCAGACGCAGACGAGAACAATACTTTCTTTTGGAAAGAAAGACAAATGATTCGTTTGAGTTTTCCTGGTGTAAAGGGTCAAGACGAAACTAAACCAGTAACAGTACAGGTTCCGTGTGTGGAAATGTGGGGAGAACAATGCCCAGTTCATGCAGAAATCCGTCCTTGGTTTAAAGATACGACTATGGAAGATATGGGTCGTAAATATTGGAAAAAACGTTCATACATTTTCCAAGGTTTTGTAACTGCAAGTGATATGCAGGAAGACAGTCTTCCAGAAAATCCAATCAGACGATTTGTTATTTCACCTCAGATTTATAAAATTATCAGCTCAGCATTAATGGATCCTGAATTTCAGGAGATACCAACTGATTACGAAGCAGGTACTGATTTCACAGTTAAGAAATCTACCAAAGGTCAGTATGCTGATTATTCAACATCTAATTGGGCTCGTAGAGAACGTAGTCTAGATCAAGCAGAACGTGATGCTATTGCAAAACACGGTTTGTTTAATCTAAATGACTTCCTTCCTAAGAAGCCAGATGCAGAATCGCTAAACGCAATTTTTGAAATGTTTGAAGCGAGTGTTGATGGACAACTATATGATCCAGAACGTTTTGGTTCTTATTATCGTCCATATGGTGTAGATGCACCAAGTGGTAGTTCACCTAAGCCAGAAGCTAAGGTAGTTGAAACTACTGCTAGTACACCGCAACCAGCACCGCAACCGGCGCCAGTAGCACCCGTTGCTCCAACGCCAGCACCAGCGGCACCAGTAGTTAACAAGGAACCAGAAATGGCAACTGCTACTGCGGCACCAGCAGGTGATGCACCGAGTGCTCAAGACATTTTAGCGGCTATTAGAAATAGAAAGCAGTAATTAAATCTAGAGTGTAGCTTCGGCTACACTCTTTTAACAAGGAGAAAAAACATATGGCAAAACCATTTGACGTAAGTAAATTCCGTAAGAGTATTACAAAGTCAGTTCCAGGTCTTTCAGTAGGCTTTAATGATCCTGACACTTGGATATCTACAGGAAATTATACATTAAATAAACTTATCAGTGATGACTTTCATAAAGGTATTCCACTTGGTAAGGTAACAGTACTTGCAGGAGAATCAGGTGCTGGTAAATCATTTATTGCGGCAGGAAATGTTGTAAAAAATGCACAAGACCAAGGCATATTTGTTATTCTAATTGATAGTGAGAATGCACTAGATGAGAAATGGCTACACGCCTTGGACGTAAATACAGATCCAGATAAACTACTAAAACTAAACATGAGTATGATTGATGATGTTGCTAAAACAGTTAGTGACTTTATGAGAGATTACAAAGCAGAATATGCTGAAAAAGAAAAAGAAGAAAGACCTAAGGTGTTGTTTGTTGTAGATAGTTTGGGTATGTTGTTAACACCAACAGATGTTGATCAGTTTCAAAAAGGTGATATGAAAGGTGACATGGGTCGTAAGCCTAAAGCACTAACATCACTTGTTAGAAATACTGTTAATATGTTTGGTGAATATAATGTTGGTATGTTGTGTACTAACCATACATATGCATCGCAAGATATGTTTGATCCAGATGATAAAATATCAGGTGGACAAGGCTTTATCTATGCAAGTAGTATTGTTATTGCAATGCGTAAACTCAAATTAAAAGTTGATGCAGACGGTAATAAGACCAGTGAAGTACATGGTATTAGAGCGGCCTGTAAAGTAATGAAAACAAGATATAGTAAACCATTTGAAAGTGTACAAGTTG